CTCGCCGACGCGCTCGGACGCACGTACCCGACCGCCGGCGATGCTGAGAAGGGGATCGACCTGTCCGGCGTGGACTCCGGCTTCTCGACCGATCGGGTCTATCGGTTCTGCGCCGGGCGCCCGAATGTGTTCGCCCTCGATGGTCGCGAGAAGCTGAAGCTGGCGTGGCTGGGCACACCGGTCAAACGCGATGTGAAGGACCAGAGAGGCCGAGTTGTCTCGAAAGTGCTGCTCTATCCGGTGGGCAACTACGACGTCAAAACGGAGATCATGGCAGCCCTTGCGAACCTCGTTGGTGGTCCCGACGAGGCCGGTCGCTTCCCGCGCAACACGCTGCATCTGCCGGCCGATCTCGGTGATGAAGACTTTGCCCAGGAGCTGACCGCAGAGCGACTCGTCGATCCCGACGAGATCATGCAGCAGTCGGCATCGCGCAATCACCGGCGCCTGATTAATCCGGACGCCGAGCGGAAGTGGAAGAAGGTAGCGGGTCGCAAGAACGACTGGCTCGACGCGACCGTCTACGCCTTCGCGCTCGCCTGGCATCTGGAACGGAAGCGGCGGCTTTCGGCTGAGCGCTGGGCCGACCTCCTCGTCGCGGTTCACGGCCGGTCCGAGGAGCCGGATTTGTTCGTTGCTGCGGACGAAAGCCCGTTTACGAAGCCGAAGCGACCTGCTGCGAACGGCGAAGGTCGCAAGATCGAGCGCCGACGCGGGCGCTGGAACTCGTATCGGCAGGGCGGATAATGAGCGCACTGACGCGATGGTTTCGGGGCGACGCCGTCAGCTCGGCATCTGCCCGGGCAGGCCGCCCGACGGCGCGCTATCTGAGGGGCGACCGTTCGGGAATTCTTCACATGCGCCGCGCCGTCACGCGAGATGCGCGGCACGACGTAAGGGATGCGGCCGGCCGGGCGTCGGCTCTCGCCCTCGACTTCCTGCACAACTCCGGCTGGATCGCAGGTGCCGCTGATCAGATCGTCGCCGACACCGTCGGTGAAGAGCTGAAGCTCAACGCACGTCCGGATCTCGCGCGGCTCGGCTACACGGACGGAGAGCGCAGCGTGTGGTGCCGGGAAGTCGAAGCGGAATGGCGCCGCTGGGCGTGGAGTCCGGCCGAGTGTGACCTTGCCGGCAAGTGCACGTTCGCGGAGATGCTTGACGGCGTGATGCGCCACTATCTGGCCTACGGCGAGGCGCTCGGGGTTCTCGACTACATGCCGGCGGCGCAACGTCGAACGCTCGGCCTGGAGACCGGCACCAAGGTCTCGCTCATCCCGCCGCATCGCCTGCCGAGGGTGTCGCGTGAACTGGACGGGCTTGAGGATGGGATCTTCCACGACGCCTACGGACGCCCGACGGTCTTCCGCTTCAAGCAGCGCTCGGGGGGCTTCGAACTCGACAAGGACGTTCCGGCACGCGACGTGATCCATGTGATGGACCGCGGCGAGAACCCGGGTGCGCCGCGGGGGATCTCGCTGCTCGCTCCGATCCTGAAGGTGATCGCGCAATACGATCAGCTCGCCGATGCCACGCTTTCGACGGCCCTCCTGCAGACGGCATTTGCCGCGACCATCAAGAGCCCGGAACCGAGCGAGCAGGCGTTCCAGGCGATTCAGACCCTGGAGGAGATGGAAGCGCCCGCCGGCTACAACCGCGGCGACTGGTCGGAACTCATGGGCGAACTCGCCGGGGATCTCTTCGAGGTCTGGACCCAGCGGATTGGCGCCCTGAAGGAGCACGGGATTGCGATGAACGATCCGGCCCGGATCAATCATCTCGGACCGGGCGAGACTTTCGAGATGCACACGGCCGCCACGCCGGGATCCCAGTATCTCCCGTTCTCCCGGAACCTGCAGCGGGAGATGGCGCGTCGCCTCGGTGTCACCTTCGAGAGCCTGGCGATGGACCATTCGAACGCAACCTATTCCAGCGTCCGGATGGGGATCTCGTCGATCTGGCCGATCGTGCTGCGCCGACGGACCCGCATCGCGGCGCCGTTCGCTGACCGCGTCTATGCGGCCTGGCTCGACGAGATGATCGGCACCGGTCGGATCGGCTTCAAGGGCGGCTATCAGGCGTTCGCGGCCAATCGGTCACGCGTGACCTTCGCCGAATGGAACGGTCCGGCAAAGCCCGTTGCCGATGACTACCGGGCGGCCATGGCGAAGAAGGTCCGCCTTGAGCTGGGCGTCACCTCGCTCTCGGACGAATGCGCCGATGACGGGAAGGACTGGGAAGAGAACGCGCTGCAGGTCGCCCGCGAGATGCAGTTCCTTCAAACCAACGGGATCCCGCATCCGTTCGGGCGCACCCAGGGCGGGGCGGGTCCCGACGGTGCCGCGGCGGATGGAAACCGTACGCCCGCGAAGGAAGACGCGTGATGGCTGAGGATCCGTGCACCAAGGCGGCGCGGTTGCGCGAGGTGCGCACCGCCATCGCGACCGGCGACACCGTCTCCAAGGCGCGCTTTGGCGAGGACGAGATGGCCTATTTCAAGGCCAACCTCGATCTCCTCGACCGGGAGATTGCCGAGGCTGATCGCCTTTGCGCGATGCAGGAAGGCCGCACGCCGAAGCGCACCCGCTACGCGATCCGCGGGCGCATGCGCCCCTACTGACCAAAGGACAATCGACATGCCGATCCTTCAGGACGGCGCACTCGTTCTTTACGGGTACGTCGGCGACAACTTTTGGGACGAGGGCTTCACCGCCTCCGAAGTCCTGGCCGCGCTTGCCGAGCATGGCCGCGAGAACGATCTTACGGTCCGGTTGAACTCTGGCGGCGGGATCATCGACGACGGTCTTGCCATCTACAATGCGCTGGCAGCCCACAAGGGAAACGTGCGGATCGAGATCGACGCCATTGCCGCCTCATCCGCATCCGTTATCGCGATGGCCGGCGACGAGATCGTGATGAAGGCCGGCGCGATCATGATGATCCACGACCCGGCGAACATCACTTTCGGGACGGTTGCCGACCACGAGAAGACGATCGAGCAGCTGACCGCCTACGCCACGCAGATGGCGTCCATCTACGCCGAGCGCAGCGGCAACGACGTCGAGGCGGTTCGCAACGACATGAAGGCTGAGCTTTGGCTGACGTCGGATGAGGCGGTTGCGAAGGGCTACGCCGACGAGGCGGAGAAGGCGAAAGCCAAGGCCGTCGCCGCCTTCGACTTCCGGGTCTACGCGAACGCTCCCCAGCGCCTCAAGGCGCTTGCGAAGCGCAAGGACTGGTCATTCGAGACCGATGATCGCGCGGCCGCCTCCGCGACCGCATCCACCCGTCAGAACAAGGAGCCCCAGATGACGGACAAGACCAGGGCGGAGGATACGACCGCCGACATCGACAAGGTGAAGGAAGAGGCCGGCAAGTCCGCCGTCGCCGCCTACCGCGAGCGCCGCACGACGGTCATGGCCCTGGACGAGGCGACCGGCCGCGAGGCGCTCGCCCAGCATCTGCTCGACGTCGACATGCCGATCGAGGGGATCAAGGCTGCTCTCGCCGCCGCTCCGAAGGCTGAGGCTGCCGCTCCCAAAGCGGCCGCCGACCCGGAGGAATACGAGCGCCGCCGCCTGAACGGCGAGGGTCTCAACGGAGGATCGGACCGCTCGACCGGGCAGAAGCCCAAGGCTTCGATCAGCCCGGCGGCGATCTACGAGGCGCGCCGCGGCCGCTAAGGCTGGGCTCCAAACGAGGACACGATGATGGAAAAGAAAATCGAAGGCGCCCGGGATCTCGGGTTCCTGCTTACCGAGGCTCCCGGCGCCCTGTCGCGCGAGAGCGTGACGATCGTCAGCGGCGAGGGCGTCCTGGCCCCCGGCACAGTGCTCGGCCAGGTGACCGCTTCGAAGAAGTTCGTCGCCTCGCCGAACGCCGAGGTGGTCGGCAAGGAAGGCGGCGAGACGGCCACGGCCATCCTTGCCTATCGCGTCGATGCGACCGCGAGCGACATCGAGGCGGTCGTCATCGACATGAACGCGGAGGTGAAGGGTCCGGAGCTCGCCTATCACGCAAGCGTCGATGACGAGACGAAGCGGGGTGCCAAGGCGACCCAGCTCCGAGGGGTTCACATCAAGGTCCGTTGATCGACGAACCTCTTCACCCGACCTTCCCACGCGGCCCGCCCATGAGCGGGTTTTTTTATGAGGAGCCAAGAAAATGCCCGGCATGGACATTTTCAACGAGGACGCGTTCTCGCTCGTCTCGCTGACCGCTGCGATCAACAAGCCCAAATATCGGCCCGGCCAGATTTCCCAGGCCGAAATTTTCAACGAGGACGGCGTCACCACGACGACGGTCTACGTG